GCCAATCCAGCCGTCTGAGGTGCGATCTCTATCTGGGTAACTATCATCGACTTGAAGTCTTAACTGTTGCCCTGCTTTGCATAGTTTTGCCATCAGATTATGAAAGCAATAAAGCAGCTTCTTTGGCTGTGATTTCTAGTCGCTTTAATAAAGCTTCTTTATCAAGAATTCTTTGCTTTGCTTCTGCTTCAATGTTGGCTTCTGTTACAGAATACTGAGCAAGAATTTCTTCATCAGTAGGACGCTTTGCCTTTGGGTTATCCCATTTTAAGGTAGTTAAATCTTCTTCCTGGAAAGAAAATTCAGCAGTTGGACTTAACTCGCGGATTGCGCGTGTGATTATTCTTGCGTCCATTTATGCACCGATTTCCATAAGTGTGATTGTTGATTTGCCTGACGAGTACTGATAAAAGACTGTGCCAGAATTGGCTGTGTATTGCACTTTTCCCTGTGTTGAATAAGTTGTGGCTGATGTAGTAGCTGGAGAGTCTAAATATTGAATTGCTGCATAACCGCCTAGACTCGTGCTTGTTGCCCCACCTGCTGCAATATAAGCCGCAGATGTATTGCTTCCAGTATCAAAGACAGAGGTTGCTCCACGCATAATTTGGAGTGCCATGCTTTCAATTGCAGCAGTACGATCTAGTAAATACTGCTGATTTACCATAACAAGGATTTTAGAAGTTGCTGATGTTGGAGTGATTGCTAATGAAAGCCCTGTGTCTGTGTATGAGGTAGAAGCGACTGCTGTCTGTGTTGAATAGGTAGCTTGTACGACCTGCAAGAGTTTACCGCCGCCTGGTGGGGCAACCCATGTAAAGTCTAAGTTTGTGTTTGTAGCCTTGGATAGAATTTGGCCCGTAGTGCCACCTTTGAGGTCAACGAAAGAAGTATCGGCGCCACCAAGAGCTGTGCGAATAGCGGCTGCGCCGTCTTTCACAAGGTCGGTGTCCGCTGGGACAGTCCACCCAAAGTTTGTGGTCGTAGTAGGCATATTTTCTCCTTATCAGGCTACTATTGTAGCGTTATTCCAGTCTAAAGTTGGGTTAATTGTATTCCATGTCTCACCTACTGGAACGCTGTTCCACCTAAAAGCTTGAAGCGAGTAGGCAACTGGCGAGACAATAACTGTTAGATCGAGTGCGTTAAATCGGGTAGTCCAAGTCCAGCCTTCTACAAATCCCTGATAACGCCCATTGGCAATATTTGCTGGCAAGTCCTCGATGTCTAGTGGTAAGCCCATAAAAATATTAAACGCTTGATCGCGTGAAGCATCTGGAATACTAGGGTTAGCCATTGGGAAGGTAATGCTCTTAAACTGATACTGAGGATAGGCTCGAATATCTAAATAGAACTCAGCCTGACTTAAGGCATCTGCGCCGTTTTCAATACTAGTCTGAATGTTCTGGGCTTGGGTGCCATAAACTGCAATAGACGCAGCTTCTTCGGCAGTTTGTTGCTGGCCGTTCTTATAGGTGATGGTCACTTTATTGCGTAAATCGCCAAGGCGCTTAGAGCTTGTAATGCCGTTGGCATAAGCCCAACCGCCATCTACATAGGCGTAGCCGTTTGCTGCTAAGTATTCCGATCTATGTGTTGCATCCGCATAGCCGATTCGCCCTGAAGCATCCTCATAAATATAGCCAAGGCCAGAAGTGGCAAGGCTAGAAACCAAAGAATAAACATCTGTAGTCGATGCCGACCTGTCTGTGAGCTCGTAGTCTCCGGGGCGGTCTATTTCGCCTACACCAGCGTTTCCGGCATTAGCCCAAGTAGCAGTTGCATCGTAAGCGTTCCAAGTTTCGGCTGCCGGCACGTCGTTCCATTGGTCAAATAAGATTTCAGATAAAATTGCGTAAATTTGGTCGCCGTCTTCATCTTTAGATAACACGCCTTCAGTTAAAACTTTAGGCAGTTTAGATAATGCGCCTAGGGCTGTAACTGTGACGTTTTGGGTTATGGCTGGCTCGCCTGTGGCTACAACTATGTCGATATCGGAAATGTCTCCGCCAAAGAGAGGAACGTAAGTTCCTGATGAATCTTTGATTTTAATTGTCACCGAATCATTAACATCAAAGGCAATGGCAGATTGGCTTAGATTCTTTATTGTAAATCGGCAATAGCCTGCTAATGGCTGTGAGTAAATGTCTGAACGGCCTGAAGTAATAGTTACATCTGAAAGAACTAGGTTAGTTATATCTCCTAATCCATTAACCTCTACAGCCCAGTCTGGTGTCCATAGGGTCATGCAAAGGCCGAGCTTCCTAATGTGCCACGCGCCTGAGAATCATTAAGGATGCTGACAATCTGGCGAGCAGTTGATTCTGGGTCAATCGCGCCATTTACTGTGATATTAGTTGAGCCAGTTCCAGCGAAGGATCGTAAACGGTTGTCTGAGTCATCAAAAGCAGATATTGCTGTAGGTGAAAATGATGCGGCGGTTGAGAAACTTGCTCCGCCTGAAGATGATGCGCCGCTAAAGAAGTTGCCTACTGCTGAGCCTGCGCTCTTAATAGCATCGATAATGCCCTTGATGGTGTTGTAAATCTTGGTTAACTTGTCAACTAAAGAAGCAAAGGTGTTAATAAGCCCAGCGACGATATCGCCTAAAACTGTAAATGCTCCACCGAGAATCTTGCCTAAAATTGGAGCAAGGGTGTCTTTAGCAAAAGTTCCGATTGCCTTAATTAAGTTAAAGAATGGCTGCAATTCATCGTTGTTCTCGGCTAATGAATCTTTAACCGAATTGAAAGCGTTACGCAAGCCCTTAAGGATTGGCTCAAAGATTTTAATAACTGGCCCTAGCTTGTCGCCGATGTTGCTAGTAAATGCCTCAATAGCCGGTACTACTCGTTCAACAATAAGGGTAACCAAAGGCGTAATGGCGTCGAGGATAAACGCTCCGACTGTTTCCTTGCCTTCATCAAAGGCTATCTGAAGTCTGGTTAATTTGCCTTGAAATGTGTCTGCTTTAGCTGAAGCCTGGTTTTCAAAAGTATCTGCCAACTTCGCAGTAATATCATCGAAGCTCATGGTCTTAAGTTGAGCAGTAGTTAGACCTACACCCAACTTGCCAAGCGATGCTGTCTGGCCTTCTGCTGCCTTAGCAAGTGCATTGGTTACAGTCTCTAGGGACTTACCCGATCCTGCTGCAATATCGATTGCTACGGCTTGTAACTTTTGAGCTTTGTTTAAGTCTCCTGTTGCTCGAGATAGGCGCTCTAATGATGGGCGCAGTTCATCGTCGGTAATTCCTACGGCAAGTGAAGTTTGCGTTATGTAATCTTCTGTGGCAACTATCTGGGCTTCTGTAGCCCCTGTAACGTTTCTTAAGGTAAGTGCTAACTTGGTCTGCGCTGCCGCGTCCTCAATGGCCGATTTAACGCCATCGATGGCTAACTTGCCTGCATAAGCTACGGCTGCTGCTCCGGCAGCTGCAAAGGCTAGTCCAGCCTTCTTACCAAAGTCTGAAACCTTGTCGCCAAAGGTAGCGACATCCTTATCGGCAGTCTTAAGATTCTTAGTGAAGTTATCGACGTCGGCAAGGAGTTTAAGCGTTAACGCTCTAGTACCTGTAGCCATTAGCCCCACTCCTTTAGAATCTTGTCAAATGATTCAGTCCATCTTGCTACTATCTGCGGTTGAATCTTTCGCAGAGTTGGATAGATAAACCATCCCCTAGAGCCTCGACCTTGACGGCCTGACCACACCGGGAACTGCTTAAACTTATTCGATCCGAATTCTGCCCCACCCCAGATGCTTTTAGTAGTTGCACCACCTGAAAACTTCTGAGAAGCAAATCCATAAGTAATCTCGCCAATACGGCTTGACTTCTTAACCCTAGAACCTTGAGCAATACGATCATCAACTTTATTGCGAGTTTTAGTTGATGCCTCAATAACTTCTGCTCGAGCGAATTCAGCCAAGGCGCCTGATTGGCGCTTGGCTTCTTCGTTGGCTTCTTCACCCATATTTTTAAGAGCCTTAAACACTTGGCGCAGTTCTGTCTGGTCAAGTGCTACTAGTTCACTTGCCATTACGCTGCTCCAATATCTCTATAGCTGTAAGAATATCCTCGGCAGTTTGCCAGTGATCCATAGGGATTTGTGTGGCTATTGCCAGTTCAATTAAGAGTCGGCTTACGCTTCCTCTTGAATGACTTTTGGGTCGCCTTCACCTACTTCGACGTCTGCTACGGATTCCATCCAGACCTCGAGAGGCTTGACTGGCTTACCGCCTGCTTCACGCTTCATGGCACTATGAGCGACATAAAGAATGTCCCACATTCCGCCGAACTGGGAGATAACCTTTTTAGTGGTCATTTCCCAGCGGGCGTAATCTGGAGGACGAACCATGTAAGTGGTTTCTGATCCATCTGTATATTTAATTGTTATTTGCTGTTGCATTGTTTGCTCCCGTTTCTATTGTTTAGCTGAAGGTTTCTGTTACTGCGCCGCGCTTGACCTTGAATGTGAAGTCTACAGTCTGAGCATCGGTTCCGGCGCCTCCTGCTGTTGGAAATTCTGGAAATACGTCAAAGGCAAATACTGCGCCTGTGGCTGCGGTCATGGTGATTAGGAAGCTGTTGTCTGGTGCTGTCTCAGCTGCTGTCCAGATGGCTTCGCATACTGAAGAAGTCTTGCCCCAGTCAGCGAGCATTGAAAGAGCAAATGAAGCTTCGATGTTAGTTGTCTTTACCTCTTCGCCGTCGAGTGTCTGGTAGACCTCGCGCACGTTGGTCTTTGTGAGAATTGCAGAAGTCGCTTGTGCGTCAATATCTGTTCCACCTGTGAAAGATAGAGAAACATCGCGACCTGTGATTACTGTGGTTGCCATTATTTATCCTTAGTT